TTTTTAAAATTTATTTTGTTGATAAAAATATTCCAATTGCGCTGCCAATTAAACTGCCAAAAATAATGCAAAAAATTTGTCTGGCAATTCCATTCTCAAATAGAAATGCGCCTATCAATGCGATTAAAATTGCCGCTAAAATAATTACAAAAATTCCTAAAATTATTTTCATTTTCGCTATTCCTCTAAAAAGTTTTTGTAAATTGTAATGCCGAGTTTTTCGTGGATTTCTAAAATCAAGCTTTGTTGCGTGCCAAATTTTCCCTCCCAAACATCAAGCCCAGCGTGAAGTGCATGACCAGCGCCGCCAACTTGGTGATGAAATTCGCAAAGCGGAATCGTCAAAAGATCTGATTCTTTTTTGCCAGCGCCATTTCCCCAAAGGTGATGAATGTTTAATCGTCTCGCCCTTGGGGCTGGTTCAATCCGGCAAGCCATGCAAGGAAATTCTGCAACTTTTCCTAAGTGCTTTGGGCTTTTGTACCCGCGCCGCAGTTCAATCGGTGGTTTTAAAAAGTTTTTCACAATTTCCCCCACTGGTCAGCCATTGCGTCAGCTATGCCTTGAAAAGTTTTTGATCTTGCCTTCATCCGTTCGTGTGATGGCAAACTCATTGTTTCAAAATGCCAAATTGGGTCTTTGCGACCATCTTTGTAAATATGAAATTTTGGCTCGACAATTTTTGTCGGCGTCAGCAAAGGCAAGCCTTTGAGCCATAAGCCAGTTTTTTTTGAGTGCGGGTCGCCGAATTGGTAAGGGTGAATGTATTGGTCGGGTTTGCGCCAAGCGGTGCTAATGATTCCAACTGGATTCTCAATTGCAATTTTCGCAATTGGCGCATTTGCCAATTTCAAGAAAAAATCAATCGCCTCTTGTCTTTGTTGGGCGCGATTAGGGAAGCGATCGGCAAATTCTGGTTTCATCCACTTGTTGCCAGTCACCGTTAAATAAGTGCAAGGCGGGTGAGCAATCATCAAGTCCCAATCAGAATCAATCACGTCAAAAATATCTTTTTGAATATGATTGCCAGCGGTTTCACTTGGCAGAATGTCGCAGCTCCAAGTATCATGCCCTTTTGCCGCGAAAGCATCGCGCACAGTTCCCGAAAACTCACAAGCAACTAAAATTTTCATTATCTACAATCCTCCACGTTTTTAATTGTTAGCGCAAAAGCGTAAATTTCGCGCGCTTCCTCAACACTGCGAATTTCCGCAGTGTGATATTCTTCTTTTTCCATTTTAAGAGCAAGCCAGCGATAAATCCAACCGCGCGCGCGAAAAGGTTCTTTGTGATTTTTCCAAAGCGGGTCAATTAGTTTGTGGATATGCTGGCGAGCGTTCTTAATTTCTGGCGTTGGAATGCAACCCAGTGGCTTTGTTGGGTTTTTTGTTTTGTGATGGCAACCCACGAAATTTTTGCAGGTTGGACAGCGCCAAAACGGCAAGTGCCAAATCTGAGCTTTCATTTCCTCGCTTACTTTTGGATAAACGCCTTGCCCGCTGGTCAATTCTGCGTCCACTTCTTTCAAACATCCGCAGCAATAAATTTTCTCGGTAATCATTTTTTTAAATCTCGTTTAAATTTAGAAATTGCCGAGTAGGTTTTTGAGTCTGCCATGTTCAAATTTTCTTCTTTAATGAAAATGTTGGTCACTTCTGCCAAAGCCTTTTCCTCAGCGCCTTTTTGAGAATAGCCAGCGTCAAATTGAATGATTGCGGCGCGCTCCTCAAATAATTCTTTGTAATCAATCACAAAACCCCCGCCCAATAATCATTTCGCAAATTTTCTTGCTCTTGGTATTGCTCAGACATGATTTGAAGATAATTTGCCAAAGCTTCTTCAACCAATGCTTGGATGCGCGAAACTGCACTTTGGCAAATCTCGTTTGTTTTTTCGTTTTTTGTCACAACAAAAATCGCTTTAATTTGACCCGCTTCGCAATTATTTTCTGCGTAGTGCTTCGCCATTTGATCGATAAGCTTTCTCTTTGTGGCGGCTTCAAAAACTCCGCCGCTTTGCATTTCAGAAATTAAGATCATTATTTCCCCCTAAGATTTTATTTAATTCAGTGATGAAGCCTTCAGTGGCATCTCTTTCACTGCTGAGTCTCTCATATTCATCGCTTTCAATATCTCTGCCAAGATCATCTTCAATTTCAGATAATTTTCTTTGATATTTTTTCAGCAATGCTTGCAATTTTTCTTCCATTTAAACCTCAGTTGATTGTTGCCACATAACATTTGGTACTTTCTCATCACGCAAAATCACAACTTCCCTTTCGCCAAGCCATTTGCCAGTTTTCAAAAAGTGAGCATATTTTCTGATGGAGTCGCGCCAGATATTTTGAGCAACCGAATAATAGGCATTTTCGCCAGCCCCTTCAATTTCTGAACGCTTAAGCTCTAGCCCCTGCATTTGGTAAGGTGCGGCGGTGCGAACGTAAAGGATGAAAAATTGCTTGATCGGATTTTTCAAAAACTCTTTCAACCAGTCTTGATCTGTTTCGCCGTGAACTTGTGCCGTGCCAGCATTAATTGCCTTAATTGCAGTTTCTAACGCTTCTGCATAAATCGCGAATTGGAAATTGTAGAAACTGAAGACAGTTTTTTTGCAAAGCTGCTCAAAAAGCGGCGTGTTGAAATCTTTGATTGAGTAGCTTTTGACATCGGTGACGGCAAGAGGCTGGACGTAATCGAGGCGGCATTTGCACATGATGCCGGTTTCGCGATCTTTCCAAATCACAACCACTTCAGCGCGACCGTTTTTTATCGTTTCTGGTAGCTCTTCATGTTGCGCCAAGGTTTCGCGCATGTTTTTTAAATGCTCGAAATCTTCGTCAGATAAAACTTTCTTGTCTGAAATAAAAACTTCGCGCTCAAAAGTTGCTTTGACATCGTCCCAAATCACAACTTCAGCGGGATTTAAATATTCGCGAACACTGTCAAGTAAATCCTCTTTTTTGCCAGATTTTTTTAATCCAAAAAGGTCGAGGTAAGGTTTCAAATCCTCGACAGTTTGAATGATTTTTTTGCCAGCGAAATCAGCTAAAGATGGAGCTTTCACATAAGTTTCGGCAAAGTCTTTCGGCTCTAAAAACATCGAGTGAATCGCCGTGCCTAGTGCCATTGCCGGAGTTTCTTCAGTTGGATTCTTGAGATAATGCTCAACCTCTTTGCCGCTGAACCTTACTTTTTGGGCAAGGCTGCGCGAGAAGTAAGGCAGAGCGAAATATTCGGCTGAAGGCATGTTGAAATAGATGCCTTCGCTTGGTAAAATTTTTATTTCGCCATTTTCTTTTTTTGTCCAATGAATTGTTTTGTCTGAGTCTGGCAATGCTGGATCGAAAGTAATATTGTTTGTCATAAGTTCCCGTTTTTTAAGTTAAGTAGAAATTTAAATTTAGCTAGCTGTAGTTAAATGTCAAATCTTTTTAGTAATTGATTTGAACATTGCTAATTAATCCGCGTGCAATTACTTCAACAATTCTTTTGCTGGTTTCTTCATCTAAAATTGACACGCCTTTATCGTTCATAACATGACAAGCAAAATCTAAAACAGCCGCATTATTAATTTTTGCTCGATGCTTTTTATTAGCTTCTCGTTTTTCAGTCTCTTTACGCACCAATTCAGCTTCTTGCCTGATTCGCTCCTTTTCTGCTTCAATCGCTGCCTGCACGGCTTTTTCCGCCTCTTCTTTAGCTTTTTTTTCTGCTGCGATTTTCGCCTCCTCATCAAGTTGTTTCTGCTCCTGAATTGCCGCTTGAATATCGAAAGCGACATTTTTAAAAGCCCCTTCCCAAGTCGCTGCATCTTTGGCAAAAAGTTCTGAAGGAAAAATTTTAACAAATTTTTTAACATTTGGCAAAATCCAGCAACCCGAAGCAATGTCTTGCACCAACCCAAGAGCCATGATTTGCGCTTTACGCTCCGCCACAATGGCTTTTGCTTCAGCAACGCGTTTTTCTTCAGCAATTCTTTTTTCTCGCTCCTCGCTTTCCTTACGCTCTTTTTCCGCAGCTTCGCGTGCAATTTTTTCTTCGTGGTCTTTGCGTTCGCGCTCTTCTTTTTCTTTTTTTAGTTGCGCTAGTTCCGCTTGATCGGCCTCATATTTTTTCGCAGCAGTCAATCTTTCTTCTAAAATTTGCAAAGTTTCAGCAATCAAAGTTTCGGCTTTAAATTGAAAATCTCCCCAATCAAAAACTGCCAGTTGCTTTAATTCTTGAATTGAATCTTGATAATAAATTGGCGCAGCCAATGCTTTTGTGTCAATTTTAAGAATTTCGATTGTAGTCAAACGATTTTGACGCGCTTTAAGTTCTGCCGCTTCTCTTTCCTCAATCTCATCAACAGGCTTGCGAATTTCATCGCGCAAAGTGTCCATTGCTGCCTCGTAGCGATTCCACTGAGAATTAACTCCGTCAATCAACCTGCGTGACTCTTCTTTAAGCTCTGCCGCCAAGTTTTTGATTGGAGCTTTGCACTTGGCAACTTTTGCCGCCATTGAAACAATTTTTGCGCGCCCTTCTTTTGTTGAAATGTCCGCTGAAAAGTCGGCAACCTCTTTTTGGATTTCTGCAATCATCGAATCCATTCCTTCCGGCGTGAAAAGTTTTTGCAAATTAATTTTGCGGCTTTTTTCCAAAAGCTCGATGTCGCGTTGATCGTGTGAAATTATTTCAATTTGATTTTCTTTCATAAATTTTTCCTGTTTTTAATTAGCGGTTAAGTTCAAAAAGACGTTTGACAATTTTTCAATTTTGGTAGTTCAAAGAAATGACTTCTTTTTTGTTAGCTTCCAAAAGTTTTAGAAGTCTGAGACGTTCATTGTTTTTGATTTGGTTTTTTGTTAGTTTTTTCATAAAAATTTCCGTTTTTATAATTGATGAAGTTTTAAAAAGAGCAGACGAAGTAAAGCCCGAAAAAGCTTGTGAAAAAAGCGATTTCAAGAGACAAAACAAAGAGTAAAATTTCAGTTTTCATATTTTCCGTTTTTTGTTGAAGAAAATCACAACGTGAAATTGTGATTTAGTCATCTTGGCTTAAATGATTTTGTTTGTCAATAGTCTTTTTTAACTTTTTTTAAGAGCAAAAGAGTTTTTTAGACAAAGCCAACTACTTCAAGCTTTCGACTTGATTATTTCATTACTTCCACAACAATGTTTTTGGTTTTTTAGGTTTAATTTCCGTTTTCCCTAGTTTTTCCCTCACCTTCTTTGGTGCTAAAAAAACTTTTAAAATCGCTTTACAAGTTAATTTTGCATTTTAAACAGCGAAATTCTTATTAACAAAAACGGAAAATTATGTCAAAAAAACTATCGCGAAAAACGGGGCAATACCCGTTTCTTCGAGAACTATGCGCCGAGTGGAAACCGCGTGCAAAAAAAGCTGGAATCCTTCTTAAAGATTTAGCGGTTGAATCAAATATCGTTCCGCAACATCTCACAAAAATAATCAACAACGACTGCAAAAATCCTCACTTAAAAACGATCAATTCGATTGAGTTGGCTTTGCGTGAAGCTGAGAAAAAAGCGGGGGTTAGATGAAGATTCACACTGTACAGCTAAACCTTGAGGATTTCGACAATGGCACAAGTGAAATGAGTTTGGTTGAGTTTGCAATTTACACGCGGCTTTTCCTCGCATCGTACACAAAGAACCTTCCCGATGATGATGAAAAACTATCTCGGATTGCTCGCTGTAAAATTTCTGAGATAAAAAAAGCTCGCCCAATGATCGAAAGCAAATTTGCAAAGTTTGAAGGATTTTTAAAAAATTTGCGAGTAGAATTTGAGCGAGAAAAATATAAAAAACTCAGTGACACAAATAGAAAAGTCAGGCTTGAGGCCTTGGAAAGACAGAAAGAGGCTCAACGAATCGTCAACGAATCGTCAAACATTCCGTCAACGAATCAATCAACGATCGTCCAACTACCCAATACCCAACACCAACCAACCAATAACCAATATTGCAAAACTCCAACTCCTACCAAAAGGGGGGAGGGGGTTAAAAGTTTAGGTGATTTGGTTGTTGGAGTTGGAAAGGTGCTTAAAGTAATCGACATCACTGGACAACTAAGCGGTGCAGACATCATTGAAATTGAGCGCGTAGCAAAAGGCTGGGACATTGAACACTTGGCAAAGGTTTACGTTGACGGAATCAATAGCGGATCTCGCGAAGCCCCAAGAAGCATTCCAAAAGCATTTCCGAAATGGTGCGAAAAATACACCAAAGGAGAGCCTCCAAAATAATTGAAAAAAGATTTGACATTTAACTTAGGGTTGTCAAATTACAACTTCCACTTAACTTAAAAACGGAAAACATGAAAAAAACTTTAATCAAAAAAATAATTTCAAAAGATGGCGTATTCGACCGCGAATTATTGGTCGAATTAATGCAGCCAAAAAAATTTCGCCGCTATTTGTACCGCTGGAAATTTTACCGCAATTTTTTGGAGTTAATGCTGCTAAAAAAGGATATGGTTGTGTTAAAAAAAGAAATCAACGCGCTTGAAAAAATCGGAGATTGTTTTGTGCCAATTCCGACAAATGTTTTCTCAAAAATCTTAAAAAAATTGGGAGTGAAATGAAAACAACATCTTACGAAATATCAAAGAAACTGGCGGAGATTGGGTTTAAAACAGCAACTTCGGTTTGCAAAACTGAAAAAAAATATTCAATTGAAACGCGCGAAGATCCGTGTTATTTATCTTACGACCTCGAAACTATTTTAGAGGCTTTGCCTAATTTTATTGAAAATGGCAACGGAACTGGAAATTGTCTTGTTGTTGATGTCGCTTTTGGTGAAATTCACTACGAAGGCGATTGTGAAAATGATGCTTTGTTTATAACAACAACAAGAAAAAACGAATCTCTAGCCGACACCGCCGCCAGACTTCTAATTTTATTGCACGAGAAAGGTTTAATCAATTTTAACGAGGAAAAACAATGCGAAAAATAATTTTAATTTTATCACTAGCACTATTGCCGGCAACCTCTTTCGCTAAGTGCGTAGATGTACCAAAAATGGGAGAGCATTTTAAAAAATGCGAAGACGAAATTGCTATTTGCTACGGCTTCTTTGTCGAAGATTCTTTTTATTCACCTCAAATTTCATGTTTCAAAAAATAAAAATGAGAATCCACGTGACGAAACTTAATGGTGAGCAAATTTTCGGCTCGCTTAATATTGGAAAGCTAAAGCCAACCAATATAATCACAATGCGCGCAAAGCCTGTTTTTTTGACGGAAAATGCGGAGTTAGTATTTTGTGAAGCCAAGATGGCTGAAAGAATAAACAATCGCTTAAAAGAGACAGGTTTTAGTCGCTAGGTAAAGTTTAAGAGCAGTTGAATTTCTGACGTAGCCCCGTTGATAATTAACAAAATCATAAAGGGTTTTCTCGCTAAGTTTCAACAAAAGGCACTCTCTGATCATTCTTTTTTTATCGACCCTTAAAGCCCTTCTAACCCTTTCTCTAAGTAGCTCTCGTAAAATTTCTTGGTTTTTCATTTTGAATAAAATACAATATCTGGCAAGAAGCCTTTTAATCAGATTTACAATAAAATAATGGGAAAAGTCAAGCGTGATGCGCCCTACACTCGCAAGGGGTTTAAGGGGAAAAAAAATAGCGATGAAATAATCGACCTCGATGAGAGGGTTGCTGAGCTTGAAATGCAGCAAGCCGGAATCGACACTGAGAACCTAAAAAACCGAATGTCGCTGATGACCGCAGAGCAAATGGCAAACACTCAACAAGTCGCCGCTCAAAACGCCCTGCGCCTTTTTAACGATATGCTTGAAGAGGTAAGAAATCGAATACCACGAATGAAAGATGAAGTGATTGTCACAACCCTTCTTTCGATCTGGGACAAAACGAGTGGCAGTAAATGATAAATTTTGATTTCTTTGGCAAACCTTACTTCGGCGAAATTTTGCCACTCCGGATTCCATACATGGGCAGCAAAAGAAAAATCGCCGAAGAGCTTTTCCAAAAAATGTTGGAGGTGAAGCCAAAAGCAAAATATTTTTTTGATCTTTTTGGTGGGGGTGGTGCGATGTCATTTTTTGCGCTGCAAATTGGGTTAAAAACGCACTACAACGAAAAGCAAAAGGGCTTGGTTGATTTAATCAATTACATTTTGCAACGTGCCAGAAACGGCGAAAAAGGGCAATATGGAATTTTCCCCGATGATTTTTACAACTTTATCACAAGAGAAGAGTTTACTGTTTTGAAAGGTGAAGATTCAATAAAGGGGCAATTTGCGCGGATTTGCTACAGTTTTGGCAATAATCAACGGGATTATTTGTTTGGCGGCATTGAAGACTTGAAACACTTAGCGCACGATGTTGTTGTTTTTAGAAATGAAGATGCCTTGGCAGAATTTAATCAAAAAACTAACTTTAATTTTGTTTTGAGTGATAAAAAAACTTTGAACGCAAGAAGGCTCGATTTTAAAAGGCAGATTAACAAAGGGCTGGATTTAGAGAGACTTCAGCAGCTTGAAAGATTAGAGAATTTGCAGCAGTTGGAGCAGTTGCAGCAGTTGGAGCAGTTGCAGCAGTTGAAGCAGTTGGAGCGACTCCAGCCTTTTACAATAACTAACCTAGATTTTCAAGATGTTAAAATTGAAATGCCAATTGAACAAACGATTGTTTATTTAGACCCGCCTTACCGAGGAACGGCAAATTATTTAGAAGGTGCGCTTCATTCAGAAATCGACCGCTATTTTTCAGATTCGCCGCACTCTTGCTTTATGTCTGAATACAGCGCCCCGTTCGATTCAGTCCTAGAAATTAGGAAAGAGTCGCTTCTAAATAACACTGCTGCAGAAAGAAAATTTGTGATCGAAAAACTTTTTTGGAATAAAAAATGAATTTCAATTTTGATTTCAATTTCAATTTTGGCGGTGGTGCCGTAAAAAAAGCCGAAACATTCGAGCAATTCTGCGAACTTGCCGGCTATCCTGTGCCATACCCCAAACAAGAAGAGATGCGCTGCTTTGCCTTTCCTGATGATGAAAGTAAAAAAGTGCCGCGCTTAATTCTCGGCGCGCGTGGCTACGGAAAAACTGACTACATCACAATTCTTGGCCTTGGATTTGAGATTTATAAACACCCAGAAACCCGCGCCGTTCTAATGACAAAAGAATTTGAACGCGGCAAAGAGATCATGGCGGAGGTCGCGATTGTTTTGGAGCGCGTGGGTGTGAAAATGAAAGGCTTGTCGCAAAGGAAAATTTACGTTGATGGCGTAAGCGGGAAAGAGCCAACACTTACAACCCTTGCCGTAAGATCAAAAGGTTTGCGCGGTCGTCACCCAGATTTGATATTTTTAGAGGATTTAATCACGCCAGATGACAGCTCGGAAGCTGAGCGCCGCAGGGTTCAAAAGGTTTATGAAGAGGTTTTGAAGCTCACAACTAACGTGGTGCTAATTGGTCAGCCAGTTCACAAATTGGATTTGCTGCAAAAATTGCGCTTTCTTATTCCTACGCTTGCGGTAAAATACGGCGACATTCCGGAGCTTGACGTTGATTTGATTGCACAGCGCGCGGCGGGGGTTTCGGAGGCTTCAATTGCGGCTTCCTACCATCTCGAAATTTTAGACGATGCAAGTTTGCCATTCGGAAACCTTAAAAAATGCGATTTTCCCGCGCAAAATTGCGTTGCTTTTATCGACCCTTCACACAAAGGCGGCGATTACACAGCCCTTGCGATTGGTGGAATGCACTTTAAAAACCTTGTCGTTAGCGGCTTCGCGTTTAAAAAAGCTTGGTATGATTGCCTTGATGATTTTAAATTGCTGTTTGAATTCTTTGGCGTAAAATCTGTTTGCTTTGAAACTAACAACCTCGGCGATGAACCGGTGATTAGAATGAGGCAGCTAGGCGCGGCTTGTGTTGGGAAAAACTCAACAGAAAACAAGCACCGCCGAATTATCAACGCTGCTTTCTTTTCCGATCACATCAAATTGCATGAGGTTGCAGACGGCTTTGATTCGGAAATTATGCAAGCGAATCAAATTTTTATGCAGCAGGTCAAAGACTACGAATATCGCGTTAAATATGACGACTCGCCCGATGCGTTAGCAGGATTGAGTGAATATCTAGGAATCACAAATTAAAATTTTATGTCAGCAAAAGAATTTTTCGGCGGGCTTTTTAAAGGAAGCTCAGAATCAACGGAGACAATACTTGTCGCACCTTACAAAATGACGCTGGACAAGGCAAAATTTTGTAAAATTAAAACGGAAACGCTTTACAAGAAAATTTTACATCGTTGCTATTCTAGGAGCGAAGGCGCAACAGATGAGAAAAAAATTGCTTCACTTTTTGATTCAACTGAAAGATCTGGCGCGCCCAGAGGTTTGATTTCATTGCTTTCAAAAGCGATGATGGATAAGCAAGAAGTGGCAATAATTTACAAGGTGGGAGTTGTAAGGTTTGCCAGTCACACTGAAAAGCCAGAAATTCAAAAGGACTATGAGACAACTGCACAAAGCAGCAAAGGAATTTTAGTCGATTTTAGATGCTATGAGTTGACCGATCTAGTTTTTGCCTACATGTCGATCATTTACGATATTTTAACATCAATGAATACCCAAGTCGGCCTTGCCAACTCCCTGCAAATCAAGATTGATAAGCTTCGCAGCGCGGTTTCAGTTGCAGGAAGCGAGGAGCCAATCAAACAGGCGAAAGACATCAATGAAGCCTTGAAAGAAGGGCGCTCGACCTTGATGGACAAAAACGATGCTGTGGAAACTTTGACGCTAAATGCTGATTCAGTAGAAAAGGCCTTTAATTTCGTTTGCTCATTGCTTGCGTCTGACTTAGGAGTTTCGCTTTCATTTGTCACCGGCGCTTTGACAACTGGAATGAGTGCGACCGGAGAAGCTGATTCTAATGCTGATGAGTATGGCTTTCAGGATTTTTTCAACTCAATTTTCAAACCAGCTTGTGACAAACTTTACGGCTGGAATTTAAGATTTATGAGCGATGACTGGCGCTATTTCTCGGCAATGATTGGTAGCTTGATTGCAGTTGAAAATTCTAGCTTGCTATCAGTTCAACAAAAACAAGCATTCGCAAATCGTTTAATGCCGATCGCTAAGAATTAACTTTCTCCGCGCCATTTAGCTTCATTTTATGATTTTTTATCCAGACAAATTCAAAAAAAAAGTATTGCCGAAAGGATTTTTTGATGATGATTTATTGACTAAACAAAATCTCACCCTGAAGAATAAAGCCACACAAGCTTTAATCTTAGCGACTAATGTTGCACAAAAAGATTTAAGCGCAACTATTGCTGGAGTGGTTCAGATTTACCAAAACAAGATTGACGATTTAACTGATGAAGGATTACCAAGAGCAAGGGCAGCTTTGCTTGCAAAAGGAAATGAGGCGTTATTGCGCCAGCGAATCGAAAATCTTGTGGTTTATTCTGAAGTACAGAAAATAAAAGAAGAAAATCAAGGCGAATACTATCGCTGGCTTCCTTCTGGTGCTGAAGAGCCAGACCCAGAGCATCAATTGCTCTATGGTCAAATTTTTCTAGTCGGTGAAGGTGACGAAGAGGGGAACATGCCGGCAGAGCGTTATGGTTGCCAGTGCGGAATGGAAATTTTAACAACAAAAGAAAATTCTTGACACGAAATTTATTTTAGCGATTATTTTGGCTTAAGACTACCCAACAACTTTTTTTAACAAAAACGGAAAAGAAAAAATATGTTTACAGACGAACAAAAAGCAGCAATCGCAGAAATTGTGACAACAAGTTTAAAGGCAGCAGCTCCGGCGGCGGCTGCACCAGCAGCGGCTCCAGCAGCTAAAGCTTCAGAGCAAAAATCAATCGCTCAACAAGTGAAAGAAGAAATCGAAGCTGGAAAGCAAAAATCAATTGTCGATCAAGCAAAAGATGCTGTTGAAGCTGAAAAAAATTCTCAAGTTTCTTTGGTTCAATTAAACGAGTCGGTAAGATTTAACATCGGAGTGAAAGATTTTGTGGAAAAGAACAAAAACCTTTTGCCGATTGAATCACCGAAGATTTTAGAAGCCATTGAGGCCAAAACTTACAAAGACGATAATGAGAAAGCCAACACAACAAGAAAGAATTTACTTGACTCTTTCTTGTCGCAAAAAGAAAACCTCGCAGTAATGACTGCCTCAATGCAATCTCGCGCGGAAGCTTACAAGGCTCTCGCCGAGAGTGATAAGGAAAGGAAATCATCGGAATTTTGGGACTTAGCCGAAGTGGGCATTGCTTTGAAAACAGGCGCACAGAAAGCTGAGGCTCTAAAACATATCAACGGCGGCAGCGCCGATGGTTCCTCAGGCAATCCGCTTGAGGATAAAATTTTGGCAGCCGCCAAAGCAAAATTTAACAATCAAAAATAATTTTATGTCAAAACTATTGGGCACTGCTTACGAAGTAGGCAAAACTGAAGCGGTAATTTCTCGCAGACCAACTGACGGCATTGCGCTTGAAGAAGGTCTATTTGTAAAACAAGGTGCTGAAGGCTATGTCAGTTTGGCAAATGCTTCTGCCGCCGCTGCTCCTTTTGGCGTTATGGCTCAACAAGAAGCTGTGGCTTGTGGTGTAATTATTTCGGGCATGAAAGTTGCAGTGCAACTTGATGATGCAATTACTCCGACAGCCGGCCAAACTGTGTATGCAAGCGCGGTGACTAACAAAGCCACAAATACTTCTAATTCAAGTGCAAACTTTGCAACTGCAGCAACCTTCACTGGTGTAATTGGAACCGATGGACGCAGCGACAACACAGCTACTAAAAAAACAACTGTACGTTGGGCTGAGATCAACATGCCAAACGGCTTGTAGTATGAGCAAAGCAACAGCTAAAAACTCAGAAGCTGGAAAACCGAAAGTCGAAGAAATTTCCAAAATTAAAAAAGAAATTCCTTCTTCTGAGGGTGAAAATGCCGCTGATAATTCAAAAGAAGAATCAGATGCGCCAGCTCCAAAAGTTGAGGAAGGCCCGAAAGGCACTCCTCGTTTTAACAAATTTAATCAAAACTAAATATGCCTAACGACATTAGAGATTTAAAAACAAAAGAAGAATACATTGAAGGCGCAAGCATTAGCTATGTGCCTGCAATTTTAGCATTGCCAAACAGAGAGGCTCACGCTTTAGATGTTTCTGAAATTAAATACAAAGAATTGCTAGTGGAAAAAGATTCCATTGTGCCTTCTTTCTTGACTTCAGAAATGACAGAAATCAATGCGGCAAAAGTGAGTCAAAAATCTCACACTTTCAAACCATACGGCAAAGGCATTAAATTTAGAAAAGATAATCTTAGCAATTCCAATGTTAATATGCAGCCAATTCACGATGGAATCATTCGTGAGCTTTCTATTCTTTGGGATAGAGCTGGCTTGGTTGGTGAAGGCGGAAACAATGGTTTAATCATTTCAAGCGATGCTAACTATGTGACCCCAACAAGCGTTGAAATTCCTGCGGTTTCTGGTGATGGTTTTAACCAAATCCAAGCAGCTAAAGCCGTTGCGGTTGCTCTAAACAACCTAGTGAACGATTACACTGCTTCGAGCAATTTGACTGTGTATTTCTATGGCGCTTCACTTCTTGCTTTCTTGGGTAAAATCACTCTGGGTCAAGAAAATGACGTGCGCTTCCACATCAAACAAGCTTTTGACGGCAAAACTGTTAATTTCGTTGACATTTCTGCGCTGGTTGCCCTTTCTTCATTGTCTCTTGGAAATGGAATCATTGTTGTTTCAAATGACATGACTACCCTTGAACATGCTGGATTGCCAACATTGAGAAATGATGGTGTGAATTCCGAAGATGATTATTACTGGTCACGCTATTTCATTGGCTCTCTTCAAGTTAGACCAAGAATTTACGGTGCAGTAATTAAACAAGCTATCACCTTCGCTTAATGACTGATAACACACTTCAAGCCAATCGAATCCTAGTCTTTATCGAACAGCCAACGCTGATCGATGAAGAAAAGGCAGTTTTGACGACTGAAGATGGCTTGGAGCTTGTGTTAAAATCTCTTTCAACAATTCTTGATGCGAGAGAGGACAGCGCGGGGGCGATTAAGAAATTGAACGCCTACGCTGCGACAAAAGGTATTTCGCTTGAGGCAAAAAAAACCTTTAAATCGAATGTTTTTCTAGGCGCGGCTTTGTGAAAATAAAATCTGACATTGCGAAGAAAATCCAAAAAGAAATTGGCAAATACAATTTTGAAGTAGGAATTTTGCAAGATCAGCCAAAAAAAATGCCAAAAAAAGGCGGGTCAAAAAGTTATGCCGGATTAAAAATTTCGGCAACTGGTGCGGCTTCGTCAAAAGTTTCTTTAGCTGAGGTTGCGAAATACACGGATAATAGATTTGGATGGCTTAAAAAACCGTTCAAAATTTCAGGAAATAAAGACGTTTTGAAGATCGTGCAAGAGATTGCGGCGCAAACTTTTAGCAAAAAATCTACTGACAACAAGCGTTTAGAAAATGCGGTGCAAGCCGTGATAAGAAACCCAATTTTGCGCGGAGATTACGGCAGCAACGCCGCCTCTACGATTAAAGCAAAAGGATTTGATAAGCTGGGAATAAATACCGCCCAGCTTTTCAAATCTATTAAAGCCAAGAGGTTGTAAGTGTTTAGAAAGTTTTTAGAGAAAGATGTAGCGGCTATTTTTGAAAAAGAGCGAGTTGATTTTTCAAATTCTTCATTGCCAGAAGGTCAGGAATTAGACTGCCTTTTTGTCGTGATTGACCAAGACGGCGTTAAAAATAATTTTCGCGAAGGTGAAAACTATTTTAGCGTTGTTGGGAGTCTTGAAATTATCGAAGATCAAACACTGACAGCTTTTGGTTTCTTTAATCAAAGAATGGCTCTAAGCAAATATGAAACCGCCGGAACTCTAAGGCTTTTGGGTCGTGAATCAAACGAACCGATGGCCTCAGACTCAGCAAGAATTTTGGTGAAAAAGAGTCAAAAATTTTCTTACCGCATAGCGATTCTTTACAATACGCCAATTGGTGAAATTGAAGAGTTCGAAATTGCGTCCCTTTCCACAACTTAATTTTAAAAAAAATGAGAGATTTGCTTTTAGAGTACGCTTTCCCGATTGAAGCGATTGAACCAATTGCTGCACCAAGTTCGGCATATTTAAACAATGTTTGCGTAGTAGCGAAGCCGAAAGCGGGTCAAGAAGCAAACGTGGGTACAATTTACGAATGCGGCACAATGGCTGCAGTCGCCGTAAGAACTGACAACGCAAACGCACAGCAACTTTTCAACGCTGGCATGACGAAAGTTTATGTTTTGCTTGCCGATGATCTTGATTTAGTGACTCCTCTTGAAAGTGCCTCTCAATTCTTCACCTTGCTTATTTCTGACGATTTCGACAAAGACGACATCGAAGAAACCCAAGCAACTGGCACAGTGACGATCACCAATTACGCCAACCTTTTAATTACAACTCCTGACACAGTCACTGTTGCCGGCGTTGCTTTTGCGGCACAATCTGGCGCGGCTACTTTAGGAACTGCAACTTTTAGAGCTGCAACAGGAAATAATGAGACTGCTATTTCCTTAGCTGCTCAAATTAATGCTCACGCCACAACCTCGGCTCTAGTGACTGCGGTTGCTACAACTGGCGCGGTTTTAATCACTGCAATTGAAGCAGGATCAGTTGGAAATGACATCGCCGTTGCCTACACTGACAACGGCAGCGGAAACATTGGCGCGACATTATCTGGCCTTTCTGGTGGAAAACTTTCTGGCGGCGATGGTCAGTTCTTAGGAACTTGGGCTGGCGTTCTTGGTATTTCAAGCGATGATGTGACTTTCTTGGAAGCGCAAGCCTTGATGACTAACCGCACAGCATTTTTCGGCAACAGCACTAACAAAGCCAAAAATATGTTCTTCGCTTTTGGGAAATTGCTTTCTGGTCGCGATTGGACAAACCAGCAATACATCGAAATGCCTTTCAATGACGGAATCGACACAATTTCAGAAGGTGAAAATCTTTTTGACGGCAAAATTTCATTCGTTCTTAATTCAACTGAATACGGCAACCGCTTGGCTCTTTTTGCCAACAATCGCAAGGCGATCATTGCCCCTTACATTTTTGAATGGTTCAGCCTTTCAATGCAAGGTTGGGGCGTGCAATACATCGCCTTGAATCAACCAAAATACACACTTCGCGAGGCTTCGTTGCTTCAAGATTTTTTGGAAGAAAAAGCAGAGGAAAGATTTGTTGCTTCTGAAATTGTCGAAGAATTGAGCGTTAAAATTTCGCTTGTTGAAGATAATTTCATTGCAAACGGCGATCTAGTAATTGCTGAGCCAAAAGTTCTTTGGAGAGTAAGTGCTAAAATTCAACAAGGTTTAATTTAATTAAAAAAATAATTTTATGGCAAAGATTTTTCAAATTTCACAAGGCGATGCAGGTTTTAGCTTCAACGGCATCAATTATACTTTCAGTGATGTTGACAGTGTTGATTATACCTACAGCAGAAAAAACCACCTAACTCGTGGCGCAAGCGGTCAAAATAAACTTGGCATTACTTACAAAGAAGGCCTAAAAACGCCAGACGCTGCAGAAGTTAAAGTGGTTGATTGCTCAATTGCGATTTATAACTTGCTTTTGACGATTTTTAAAGATTCCTCACGTTTGAATTTTTGGTTCATTGATCGCACCACAGGAGAAGGTTTTACTTTCAAAAATGCAGCAATCCGCGACAAACCGCGTCAAACCTCAATTGGCGAAAGCGAGGACACAATAGGCTTCATGTTTGCCGTTGAATCTTTTGATATCACTGAAAAATTGAACAATGAGTAAGTTTGTAATTGACGCAGAGTTTAAAGGAATAGCCGGAGCCAGAGCCTATCACGCGGCTTTGACCTTCGTGCGTTCGATCTATTATTTGCCGATGATTTGCCCAGAGCGCGACTATTTCAAGGCGGTTGATTGGTTTGACACCTTGGGAGACGAAGAAAAGCGCAAAATGCTCAAGGTGGCAATTGATGACGGCGCAATGCTGAACGAAGAAGAAATTCACGCCATGCTGATTTTTGCAAAAGATCAAAACGGCGTTCCGTTCGGCAAAGAGTCTGTCAAAAATCTTACTGCCTTTGAGATCAACGAGGCCCTGCTTGACGTGGCTTGCGAAATCTTCAAGAAGAAGGTTTTTTTTTGTCAGACGAGCAAGTAGATAAAATGCCGAAATTTTCGGTTGATCTTTATGATGCTGCTGCAACTCTTTTGGGGCAGCGTGGAGATTTTACGCTAGAAGAATTATTGAACTTCGCTTTTGCAAAAACCTATCAAAACCAATCTCATTTAAGACAAAATAATGGCTGAGAAATACACAATTCAAGTGCAGCCACAAATCGGTGCTTCAGACGCTCAAAAGATGGAGGCTGATTTAAACCGCCGGTTCGGAAATGTTGCAAAGAAATTCGGCTCAAATCTTGGCAATACAATCAAAGGTGCGGCTAAAATTGGCCTTGCTGCTGCTGCTGCTGGTGTGGTTGCAACCATTGCGACAAATCCATTTGAGAAAATAAACGAAAATCTAAACAACATCACCGCAAAAGCTGACGAGATCGCCACGCGCGCAAATCAATTTGGCGTTGCAACTGGGAAATTTGCGGAACTTCAACTTGTCGCGCAAAGTGTTGGTCTTGATACTACAATGGCGTTGCAACAGTTTCAAGATATGCTGCAAGAGGCCAGATTGTTTAGGGCTGGCGACACTAGTAAAAGCAATGCTCTAGTAAATTTTTTGAATGAAAGAGATTTAGTGGACGCTTTTTATGCTTTCGCCAAATCAATGAATAATTTGCAAGGCGACCAAAGAAGCGTTGAGGTTTCAAAAGTTTTCGGTAATAAACTTGAAGCGAAACTTTCTGAATTTTTCCAAATTCCTGATCTTGCAGCAAGAAGAAGGCAAGTCAAAGCAAAGGGAGTCACCACGCAAAAACTTGGCAAAGGCGTTGAAAGTTTGGCTGCTAAAGAAGATATTCAAGCTGTAAATCGCGCCAAATTAGAAAGTGAATTATTTGTGAGGGGGGCAAGAGCAATTACAAACGGCACAATGAACGCACAAGCCCAACAAGAGCGCCAAAAAATGCTTAAAGAAGTCAGCCAGCTTTCACAATTCGAGATCTTCGCGAATCTAGCGACAACACAAGAGAGAATGGCGACAAGCATTGACGGCATTAGAGCCGATGTCACCGCGTTGCTGCTACCTCTTTTGCAAAGAATTGTTGATGGAATTGAAACAATTGTCGGCTGGTTGCGCGACAAAATTAAAAAAATTAAAAAATTCTTTGACTAATGGCATTAGGCGGACTTGCACCAATAATCATTTTTACTTTCTACAAGCCAATACCTGCGGCTTTGTCTGGTATTTTGCCGGCGTCAATTAAAAGAATTCCGCTTGTACCGATTCCGCTTTATTTGGATGAAAGAATTACTGGATTGCAGCTTGATGACTACGACCGCACAATTACGATTGATGTAATGCGTGATGGTGTTTCGGCTTTTGAAAGAGTTTCTGGCGATGTTGTTCATTTGAAATTTCATGCAAAAAAAGATAGTATTGTTTTAACAGTTTTGACAGCACTGATTGATCGAATCATGCAGACTTTTGAAAAAAAAGTTGTGCCAAATTTTGATGATCGCGACTACTCGCTGACAATTTTTTACGACAACATTTTCATTTTAGATGCCTCTCTTGAAGAGTTTTCGACAAGATTAAAAGATGGCACAGATTTGCGGGAGTTTTCATTTACTTTTTCAAAACGATCTGCGAAAACCACGACAACGTCAGAACCAATTGCCAACACGGCAGGAACTGCAACAGGAATTACTAGATAAAATTTATGGCTTGGGGTTGGTACAAAATAAAAGCAGTCGCAGAAACGCTTAAAAATGGCGTTCCTGACGAAACAATTGAAGTCGATCTGGCAAATGCTGGAATCGAAACGATTAGATTTATTAAAGGCCAAAGCGCCGGAGTTTCAGAAGATTTCAGCGTTGGCATAATCTTTAAAGGCTTTTTGCTTTTCCCAAACATGAATGGCCGCAACCCTTTTACAAAAAATGATGAGGTCGGCGCAATGATCTTCGAAGATTTTTATTGGGTAGGAATCAATGAGGGTGACGCGTGAGAATAGTTTGCGAAACTGGCTTTTACAAATTTTTCCCTGACACAATCGCTGAGGTCAAACGCTTCAGCACGAAATATGGTGTGGAATTGGTGCAGTGTGAGGATTATTTCACTTTTCCAATTTTAGCAGCACTTCCAAAGTTTAGTTTTATTGGCCACCCTTACAGTGGCACGATTCTTGGCTTGGCAAATCATGCTGGAAAAAGGGAAGAAGTTTTGGCGGCAAATGGCCTGACTTACAGCGTTTCTCTAAATCGCCTTATTCTGTCTTCTTCCCCAAACTTGGTTTTTAAGAAGATGGATTATTTTTACTCTAATTATTTCATCATGAACACTTTGCCACAAGCTTACAACTATGACGACAACGGCTTGATAACTGGTTTCAATGGCTTTGTAGATGTCGATGTGATGAAATACAAAATTGAGAGGTTTTTTTATGCAGATCTTTAATGCAACTTGCGCCTCTAGTGTAGTGACTGCCAACGGCCAAGTCGTGCCAGATTGCCCAATTCTAGGGCAAGGCGGAAGCTCTTCTGGCTATTTGATAATCTCAAACAATAAACTTGTTTACTTGCCGAAAACTACGCCAGACGTTGAAACATTTTTGACACAAATTGAAAATCTTTGTGGAAAACTTGAAACCCTTTGTGATACAATCCAAGCAATTACTGTCACTTGTTCTGCACCAGCAAGCCCAAGCGGGACGCCACTAAACTCAGCAGCTTTTGCAACTGCAAAATCTGATATTGCGGCAATTCATTCAAATTTAACAACACTGAAAGGCGCTTTGAAATGATTGATTTAAAATTTAAAGACAACATTCTGAGAACTGCTGACACCTTAGTTTACAAGGCTCGCAATATTCTTTCGGTTCAAATTGGAGCTTTAGCGTATGCGCCTGATTTTGGTATTGACTACGATTTATTTTTTGGTCAAGATTACAAAATCCAAACTGAAACTTTCAAAGCTTACGCAATCTCGAAACTTTCAGAAAATGGAATTAATCCGCTCGAAGTTTTAACAGAAGAAGGCGCGCTTGACGCAATTCTAAATATTCAAATTGAAAATTAAAAATGGCTTGGAACTTGACAAATGGCTATCAGCCGCGAACATTCGCAGAAATTCTTCAGGCCTTCACGGACGAAGTAAACGCGCAATTCGGCACTACTTACGACACAACCACGATTGTCGGCACTGAGTTTTATAAATTCTTTTATGCCGGTGCTCAATTAGTGATGCAATCCGAAGCTCAGACAGCGGAAATTTCGGCAAAAATGATTGATTACATTCGCACCGCAAACGAAAACATCAATCTGCCAAAATCTACAATTGACGGCTTCACGCAAGGTTTGCTTGATGAACTTGAATTAAATTCTACGATCAAAGACATCACAACTTCGGGCGAAGCTGGCTATATGTTTTTGGTAGTTGATGTTGATGATGGTGCGGTGGATTATGCAACAACAAAGCAAGCAATAATTGATCGCATGGCTTTGTGGCTTACTGCTGGGCTTTTCTACAACGGCACAGAAATTGGCACAAAAACTGCTTTAAATGGTCAAACCTTTACCTACAAATACGCGCTGCCGACTGCTGTTGATGTTCTGGTGAGAATCACCGTGACGGTTTCAGCCAATGCAAAAACTCCAATTCTAAACGAAAATCAAATCCGAGATATTTTTGACGCAAATTTTGCTTCGCTTTACCGCTTAGGCCTTAACTTTGAGCCAGAAAAATATTTAGAAATCGCAAGAGATTTGCCTTTCGCCTCGGACATTCTGCTTGAATATTCAGAAGATGCTGGCGCCAATTGGGACACAGCCCCGCGCGCAATGGCTTACAATGAAAAAATAAACATCACTGCACCTGCAACCGTTTCTGTAGTTTAAACATGGCTCAAAAATTCTCAAATAACGACCCAGACGAAAATAAATTTTTTGCCGTTTGGGAAGCAATGATGGCAGAAACTTTTCTTGATCTTCAGCAATATTTTGCCAATGTCGATCAATCTATGGAATTGGGGCAGGCTCTTTGGGAGGCTCAAGTTGTCGATGTTTGGAAAATTATTGAAAAGAAATTTTTCGTAAAAATATTTGACGAATTGATTAAGGCTGGATATTATGCCGGAACGATTGACACTTATTGCAGAATTTTGTTTGCTCTTTTCGGAGAAGATGCCGAAATTGATATTGTAATTGAAAGCCCGCTAGAATTAACGATTAATGTTGTCGCAGAATATTCAAATTTTGCACAATTTATCACGCAAACAGGCGCGCCAATAATTACAGCGGGCGGCTTCCCGATTGTGTTTACGACCTTGCTAAATGATATTTCTGAAAGTCAAATCACGGCGCTTTTAAATTCAATTAAAAATGCCGGCACTAAAGTAAATTTTATTTTAAACTAAAATGACATCCGAACAAGAAGCAGCATTATTGGCTTTTCTAGATAACTACGAAAACAATAAAAAAAGAATTTCAGATTTAGAGTCAGCAGTTAGCGCCCAATCTGACCATCTTTTGCCAGTCGAAAGAGCTGGCGCAACACAAAATATTTCAGTGGATGATATAAAAGATTTCGTCAATTCAAATATCATCAAAGCCACAACCGCAATCAAAGGCGCGGTTTTTTTACCTTCCCAAATCACAATCTCCAACAACGCAACTGATGCCAACAACGACATTGATTTCAGCGCGGGCAATTTCACTGTTTCTGATGGCTCAGCTCAGGGTGTGGCTTCTTCAGTCGAAACAAAAAGACTTGATGCTACTTGGGCGGCTGGCAACAACGCAGGAGGTCTTGCGGCTGGCTTAACCAAAGCCAATTCCACAACTTATCATTGTTTCAAACTTCTAAACCCAACAACTGGCGCAACTGGTTCAGGTTTTGACACAAGCTTAACTGCTGCAAATTTGTTGGCTGATCCTGCCGTTATTTCTGCAGGGGTTACTAAATACAAAAGAGTCGGCTCAATCATGACGGATGGCTCTGGCAATATTTACGCATTTACAATGCGGATTTTAGCTTCTGGTCAAGCCTCATTTTTTTTGACAGGTAATCTTACGGGCTTTTTTGGAACAAGCCCTGCGGCTAGTACCGATTTAACCCTCACAACCCCAACCGGCTTAAATGCGGGTGCTTTGTTAAGTGGAAATATTGCACATTCTAATGCGGCGTGTGTTTACTTGTTAAAATCAAAAGTTCAGGGCGATCAAATAGCGGTAGGAGTTATAGGTAATGTAGCTAGTACCAGAGGAGGCATAACTCCTCCTTTTCCAATTGTTACTAATACTTCTTCGCAAATACAACATGGATATGATGCGTCTCAAGGGCCAGCTACAATTGGGCTGTATTTAAACGGATGGATTGACTATCAACTTTAATGAGAAACTAAAATGTTTTTACGGAACACAATCACTAATGAAATCTGCGAATTCGGGGCTTTGCAAGGCGCGGATTGGCAAGAGCTAACCCAAAGCGAGATTGATGTTTACGAGCTAGAAAAAGCTCAAAACACAAAAATCACTCAAATAAAAAGCGTTGCCGCTAGTTTAATTTTAGCAACTTACCCAACGCACAAACAGCTCAATACTTTAATGTCAGAAGATGCCGCTCTTATTGAAGCAATGGACATTTTCATTTCAGCAATAAGAACAAAATCGAACGAATTGGAAGATGAACTCGGGCTTCTAAATGACCTAGAAGAGATCAAAAATTTCCCAATTCAATTTTAATTTAACATGGACTACAAAGAAATTGCGATTTATTCTCTAGGCGTTCTTCAGATCGTGATTGCTTACATTTATCGCAAAGATCAATCAGAAATAACTGCTGAATTTTGCAGATTGGAAAGAAAAATAGAAACCCTTGAAAAAGGGGAGTTCATTGAAAAAACCACTCGCAATGTACTTTATACGCCAGAGTGCCGCGATTACTTCAAATCAATTTTCAATGAAGCTCTAAACCACCAGAAAAAGAATGAAAACTCAGTGGATTTGGCAATATTAAGTTTGCTTGAAAAAATAGATCTAAAATTAAACCATAACAAAAATAATGACTCATAACTGCGAACGCCCGCCAACTAACGCGGAAGTGATTTATAAAATTATTCACGAATTGCTTGATTTTTGGTGGAAATTTATAAAATTAATTTTTCAATCTAAAATGCAATCATCAATTTTTGTGCTTGCGGTTTCATGCGCGATAATGTTTTTTTCTGCTCACTTAACACTTGCAGATTGCATCGAAGGCGCAAAATATTTACTAACTTTTTTCTAAAATAAAATGATTACAACCCTACGCACTGGCGCACTTACCTTAACCTCGGCACAATATAAATTCGGCGCAGACAAAAATTTGATCATTCGCTTGACTGCTTCGGCTGCCCATAAGCTTTACGGCGAGGTAAATATCACCCTCGCCAATGTTTTGGCGATTAATATTTTCCAAAAAGATGGCGCAATGATCGCTGATTATTTTAATCGCACTTTAAAATTCACTCGCGTTTCTGAAACGGAGCTAGAATTTAGCGAAGTAATTGATCGCGGCATTGCAGCAAGCGAAACTTTTGCAACTTTAACAAATAACGGCAGCGCAATTACTGCAACAATTGCCAATTCTTCTTTTGATTTACCAGCTGGCAGCTACAACTTTTTGCTGCTTGATTCTGCTGATTCTGTTTTTTCTGGCGCAACTATCGAGGCAAAACTTTTGGATGTTGGAAATACTGGCGAGGATGGAGTGCCAGCAATTTTTGACGAGCTTGGGTTAGGTGACAATTTCAGCATCAACAACCAAGATTTACAATTCAGCTACCCAGCGCGCATTTCTCTTGTCGATAATAACGCCGGCGTCACAAATATTCCATTAATCATCAACAGATAATTTATGAACGAGAAAAATTTTCAATTTTTTAAAGCTCCAGTGACTTTTCAAAAGGTTTTAGCTTTAATTAAAAAATTTACACAATCTTCGTTGCGAAATCAAGGCATGTGGAACGCCACCACTAATTCCCCAACTCTTATTGATGGTACTGGCACGAAAGGTTTTTATTATGTTGTAAGTGTTGCCGGAACTCAAAATTTAGGCAGCGGTTCGCAAACTTTTGGCCTTGGTGATTGGGTTTATTATAACAACTCCAATGAATGGAAAATTTTTAAAACCGGCGTTGATTATGTGCCGGCAAATAAAGCTGGTGATGCTTTTTCTGGCAATATTTCTGCGCCGAAAGTTTCAGCCGGAACAACAAACACACCGTCACTTGAAACTGTTGGTGAAGGCTTAACTTCCGGTCCTTCGCTTGCAGGTGTCGTCCAAACAGCTCGTAGAACTACGAGCAGAGTTGGAAACGCTGAATTAAATTTCCACAACCACCATCTTCATTCTGCAACGTCTTGGATTAAAAATCTTTTCATGCGATCAAAAGACGATACTGACACTCACGTTTCGGTCGCTTCTGGTGATATTATTGAGGAATCAATTTATGCCGGACGCTTTCAATCAGGCGGAAGTGGTGCTTATTATCCAGCCGTTTCAATCAAAAAGAAAATAGGCACTGGCACAATTTCTAACACTTCAATGCCGGGCGCAATTTCATTTGAAGTAAGTGCAAATGGAAGTGTTTCTCCCTCAGAAGCTTTATTAATTGATTCGGATAAATCGCTAAATGCTAATGGTGCGATCAATGAGGCAGTTTTTATAACTTTAGCAACAGATGCGTCCGGAACCACAGACATTGGCGCAGTAGCCTCAAACAATATTAACTTAACTGGCTCAAACCCAATCACATCATTTGGGACGGCGCCAGCCGGAACGAAAAGGAGGTGCCGAGTTCTTGGCTCTGGGGGATCGCTCATCACTTATAATCAGGCCTCACTAATTACAGTGAATGGTAAAAATATTGCCACATCGGGGAATGATGTTTTTGAACTGATATCCCTTGGGTCAGGTAATTGGTTGATGCTGAGTTATAAAACAGGCAATGGTCGAGTTCTAGCAAGTGGCAGCACAGTTTTAACTGATGCAGCTACAGTTGCTGTTAATCTTGGCGTGGCAGATATTTTTGAACTCTCAACTACTGCAGCGGTTGGGGCGAGTAGAACGTTAGGGGTTCCGACTAATATCAACAAAGGTGACAAATTTAGTCTTATAGTTCGACAAGATTCGGCAGGAAGTCGTGCAATGCCTTTTGCTTGGTGTTATAGCTTCCCACAAGGCATCACTCCTCTCCTTACCGCATTCAGAAGGGCGGTGGACTTTTTCAAAGGTGAAGTTATAAGCTATGTCCCACCCGCAGCCGCTACAGTGACAATAGCAGATCCTTGCGTTGTCACACAAACTGCTCATGGACATTCTGACGGCAGCGTTATTGCTTTTACTGGAACAACAGGGGCTTTGCCAAGTGGATTAGCTCTAAATACAAAATATTGGGTCGGCAGAATTGACTTCAACACCTACAACCTTTTCGCAACAAAAGCCGCTGCCGAAGCTGACACTCCAAAAATCGCAACAACTGGCTCCCAATCTGGCGTGCATACCGTGACTGGGATGCAGATTATGATGGGAATGAACGCAAACATTAGCTAATTAATAATGCTTATCATCCCCGAACTAATACCAACAGTCATTAATCCGCAGAACGCTTGGTTTGATTTCACCAATACTAGATCAATCCAAACCTCTGGCAATGACGTTGTCAGTGTCACAAACTTATTTGGCAATGGCAATAATCTTGGGCAGACTATCTCAACTAAACGCCCCAAGACTGGCACAAGAGCGCATAACGGGCTAAATGTTTTAGATTTCGATGGGGTTGATGATTTCCTTAACTTTAACAGTAATGATGCAGCAGATGAACCTTTGACTATTTTTGTTGTTGGGAAAATAGATGTAAGTGCAAAGATTCAGACATTTATTGGTAGACAAACTTCGTTTGTCCCCGGTCAAATAATAATAGTAAAAAATGAGAGCTTCAACATATTTCAAGCTTTTAATTTTGGAGCTCTTGGGGCAAGCAGCGGAGTCGCTTTAAACGCTAATCTGAACCCAAATATCCATTGTGTTACTTTTCAAAACGGATCTTCCTTAAAATACGGATTAAATACTTCTTCTTTATCTACTGATACTGCAATTAGTGGGTATGATAATTCTGTTGCGACGGGTTTGGCAATAGGCGCATCAAGTAATAGTGGTGGCTTTCCGCTGCAAGGCTGGATTGGTGAAGTAATCATTTATGGTTATGTTCTCACCACCGAACAAATTAACGGAATCAATCGGTATTTATCAACAAAATGGGGCATAGCACTAGCATGATCAGACTTTGCGAATTTGACACTTTTGAAGCTTGTAGCGAAGCACAACACTACGATCATCTTTACCAAAAAGCCGTTGATTTAGCGACTGTGACGGGCGTTGATTTAGCGATTGTGCGTGAAAACAATTTGCACATTCAAGATGAGAACGGAGTTTTCCCCCTAGACCAATACATTGTAGAAAATAATATTGAGCTTGAATTTGCGAGCGACTACGAAAAAGCCAAATACTGCTGGCGCAATACAACAGCATGGTCGTCAAAATACAAGTTAGGCGAAAAATTTGTTTACCTGAAAGATCATTCTGATCAGTCTTATAATATCATTGAAATTGAAGATATTTCGTTGCTAATTCCTTTAGACGACAATGGAAATGAAATTTTGACAAACAATTTATGACAATAAAAACTATTTTGATGTTTGTTTTTACATCATTAAGCGTTATTTTTAATGTTCTTTTTGGCATAAAAAGCGGTAAAAATTCACAAAAAACTAAACAATTTCAAGAGGAAATAGGCGATGCAAACGAAACTGAAAAACGCAATCTCAAGCTTAATCTTGATTCTGATGATGCTATTCGCGAGCGGTTGCGAGAGTTTACCCGTAAATAAGTGTGGTGCCGCAATTACAATCTCTGAAGAAGAAAGGGCTGCAGGATCAATAATTACCTTACGCCAGATCGACCGACACAATCAAGAATGGAAAGAGTGCATCAATAAAAATCAATAAATCATGCCAAAATTTAGCAAAGCTTCGGCTGCAAAACTAGCAACTTGCCACCCATATCTGCAGAAGATTTTTAACGACATCATCCAAACTCATGACTGTACAATAATTTGCGGCGCCAGAACATTAGAAGAGCAAAAAAAAGCATTTGCAGGTGGCTTTTCGAAGCTTGATGGGGTCAAAAAGAAATCTAAGCACCAAATCAGCAAAGAGCGACTTTTAAGCTTTGCCGTGGATGTTTTACCATTTCCGCTAAAATGGGACGATAAAAAAGGTCATGAAGATTTCGCCCGTGCTGTTAAAGCTACAGCTGAAAACTACGGAATCAAGATTGTCTGGGGCGGTGATTTTAAAAACTTTTCTGATCGCCCGCATTGGGAATTATAATTTTCTTAGCTCGCTAGATACCCATTGAAGAATATCGCAGAATTCGCCAAAATATTCGCTAGAATTGATTGGAGTGCAAACTCTGAAAATGATTGCACCATTTGAATAAACTTCTCCAGTGATTTCTATTTTCTTTTTAGGCTTATTTAAACCAATAACATCGCGAAAGATTTTAAAATTAATAAGTTGATCACTTTTTTCCGCAGTCAAAGTTATTCCTTTTTCTTGATTGTAAATTTCTGTCATAAAATATTTTGATTATTGTTAGTAGATAGCTTGATGATACAAATTTTATTGTTTGCTTAAAATAAAACAAATATTCACAAGACAAAGTAAAGCTCGCTTTAAAGACTGTGTTTGCGCCTCCTCTGCATTGATGTGCAGCCACGCTTTACTTTGTCATGAAAATATTCAAAAATTTTCAATTACAATCTTTCCAGTTTTCCCCCATATTTTGCAAGCGTTAATTTTATAAATTATTTTATCTTGTTCAAGCAGTACATCGTTTACAGCCTTCAAAAGGTTGTCTAAATCAGGCGTCAATTGGTGGGGCTTTCCCAGCATTTGCGATTTTTTTCTGTCACTCCACTTTGCCGGCATTTCAAAATAAAAACAAATTTTAAAACTGCCTGACAAATCGAAGCGTTGGATTTGGGCTTGCCAACGTAAATCATCGCAGAAAGCACGATATTGCATAACACAAGGGCGCTTTTTCCACTTGTCGCTTTGTGTCATGCGCGGTTTTGTATTAGGCGTGATTTCTGCGATTAAAATTGTCATTTTAGCAAGTCCCAAAGAAGATTTCCAATTGCACATCCTGCAAGCGAAGAAGATAAAACAACAAAAAAATCAAAAAGCTTTTGTTTATTTTTCATCTTTTTCGGGGAAAAATTTGTCAATTGGAGTTTTTAAAAGTTCAGAAATTGAATGTAGCATGCTTGCCGCGATTCTGTGCATTCCAATCTCATAATAGCGCACTTGCTGCTCTGATTTCTTAAGATTTTCACCAAGCCATTTGCGCGATTTTTTCGCAATAATTCGATTAACGCGGATTTTTTCGCCAATTTCTTGGTCAAGTTTAGTTGCTTTTGTCATGATTAAAATAAATTAAGTTGTGCATCGTCAGAATACATTTCAAGCATTTCTAACTCTGCCTTAAATTTCGCTGGGTCTTTTGCGGCGCGGATTAATTTTCTGACAATTTTATTATCAAAACCCGCTGATTTTGACTCGCTGAAAATGCATTTTATCTCTTCGGCTAGGTCAGCTTTTTGATCTTCTAGCCGCTGAATATTGCTAACGATTTGTTTGAGATGTTCTTTTGAGTTGTTGCCTAAAATCATTTATTCCCCTTTTTTAAAAAGTTTTTTCTGTGCTTCGTTCACTGCTTGGGCATCTTCTTCAGTTGCCGGCAAAACTTCGACCTGCGGCTTCTCAAAATAATCCTCAATTTTTGCCATGTTGTCGCGCAATGAATTGAAGATTTTGGCAAGTGCAACAAGCTCGTGAACGTCAATTGCGTCAATCACATGATTAAATCTTTTTTCGATCATTTCTTTAGTCACGCCAATTTCTGCAAATTTAGCAACACAAGCGCGGATTCTGTCGCCCAATGGTTCTTTATTGTCGCCGCGCAAAGTTTTTTCGCATTCATCAATTGCGGCATCAAGCAAATCACTTGGCAAAACGCCTAAAATACAAGCGCGCAATCTTCGCGCACCTTGGTTGGCAGTCATTTCGTAAATATCGCGCGGGTCAGTTAATTTTGTGACGCCGCCGCTTTTTGAATAGCGCGAATGCTTTACAGTAAATTGTTTGATTTGGCGCGTGTTGGTTTCTAAGTCCCAAGCGTAGGCCATCACCTCGCTTGAACCATTTGCTTGCGATAATTCAACGATTCCAAATTGGATATTTCCCCAATATTTTGCCAAAGTTTCGGCCATTCTAATTGATGCGCCAGTGACTTTTGTGCCGCCTTTCGGGTAGGAATACATCGCCGATTCAGCCAAGCTCTTGCGCTTGCAAGATTCGATAATTTTAGCAAAGCAAGCAGTTTCATTTCGTGGAAATTTTTTGGCCATTACGATTGCGCCTTGAACTTCCTGAATTGCACGGCTTTGTTCAACTGCGATTGCAGTTTCTGAGTGCTGATTATTCTCTAAAGAGATTTCATTTTTTGACATAAAATTTTCCGTTTTTATTGTTAAAGTTGGTTAAGTAGAAATTTCAATTTAGGTAGCTGTGGTTAAATGTCAACACCCTATTTTAAAATTTTTATTTGCCGCCCGTAAATTTCTTTTGAATTGACGCGAACCCACAAATCAGAGTCCTCAAACTCAAAAAATAATTCGCCCTCGTCCTCAATTACAATTCCAATTCGGCCACATTTGTCACAAATTTCAGTGCCAACTTTTAATTGATCTAATTTTGCTAATGTCATTTTTTAAAATTTATTTTGTTGATAAAAATATTCCAATTGCGCTGCCAATTAAACTGCCAAAAATAATGCAAAAAATTTGTCTGGCAATTCCATTCTCAAATAGAAATGCGCCTATCAATGC